ATCATAGGTATATCCTAAACCTGCATAATTAAGTCTGAATGATTTTGATTGATCACCCTCAGTCCCATCAGGATTATAATAAATTCCTTGGTGTGTGTTATAAGATGTTTGTTTCCAATTACTCCAACCAAATAAATTTTGACAAAAAGTTATCCCTGCCTCTTCTGTCGGAGCGTCTGAATCTGATATTACTTCTACTGAAAGAACTACATTAGTTTCACTTAATTTTGCAAAATGTGCCATTATTGGAATTTATACCTTATTACAACTTTACCTGATCCGCCTGCTCCACCTGAATATCCAGGAGATGAATAGTTAGCGTTTGCAAAAGTGCCTGAGCCACCGCCACCGCCTGTATTAGCAGATTCAGAACCTGCAGAAGCATTACCTCGGCCACCTTGACCACCGCCACCTGATCCGCCAGAGCCGCCATTAAAACCATCACCCACACCACCGCCACCTGCAAAAGTAGAAGATGACCCTGTAATTGAAGTAGTGGCACCTGCTCCACCTGTTGCTCCTGTCGAGCCACTTGGACCTGGTCCTGACTGTGTAGCTCCGCCACCTGCCATACC